CATCTAGTACAAACGATGGATCAACAAGTTTTAAATTTGGATCGCTATCGGGGTATAATTTAATTTTTCTTATTGTTGTTACTGCGGTCATTTATTCGTCTCGGCGTCCACCAAATAACTGAAGTAGGCTTAAATCGCCGACTGATTTATATGTGGTTGATAACATTACGTTTCTCCGTGTTTAGATTTATAATTTGCTACCGCAGCCTTAATAGCGTCTTCCGCAAGGATACTACAATGGATCTTAACCGGCGGGAGTGCGAGTTCCTGTGCAATTTCAACATTCTTAATTGCACCAGCCTGCTCCAGCGTTTTACCCTTGACCCACTCCGTGACAAGACTACTACTCGCGATCGCCGACCCGCACCCGTATGTTTTAAATTTTGCATCTCGAATAATTCCTTGTTCATCTACACGTATCTGTAGTTTCATCACATCACCGCATGCGGGGGCTCCTACCATGCCGGTGCCTACATTGACATCGCCAGCATCCATCTTGCCCACGTTTCTGGGATTTTCATAATGATCGATTACTTTTTCTGAATAGGCCATTTCACACTCCTTTGTGTATTATAACATGTAGCTTGTGTATTTACAACCGACTTTGGTTATTGGCGGCGCTTCATTGCACTTTTGGCATTGGCATCTACCACTGCTCGTGCTTGGTCCACGCTCATGCCTGTTTCGGCCTCGGTGTTGCCTTTGAATCTCAAGCGATCGGAATTGGGTTCCATGGGTTCCAGCACATTGCTGAGAGGTTGCTGGCTGATCATGTCGGCCAGATTGTCTGGAGTCACATTGACCTTGAGATCTTGTGCTAGTTCGATGAACGCAGCTTGGCTGATTTCGGCTCGGGCATTTTCATCCTTGGCACGGTCTTTGAGAAAAGTGGCCAAGGCCAACAAGCGTTCTTGGTTAGAGACTCGGCCTGTGTCCTGGAACTCGCGGATCAGCATTATCTACGTTGACGACCCAGTCCTGCCACGGGTTCTTGTTCAGGCTCTTCAATGTCCACATCAGTGACATCGATCTCTTCCTCACCGGGTGCCGGTAGTTCTGTTGGCATCTCGCCACCTAGTCCAGCACCTGCTGTGATATCTGCTCCGGGCACCACAGGAGCTTGTCCTGTGACCACGCCCAAGGCAGTTTCTAGTTGTTGTTTAGCGGCCTGCAGATTCTGTAAAAGACCACTCAAGGCTGCTGTGGCATCGGTGTTGAACTGTGCAGCCTGGTCCACACCTACTTCGTTCTTGATCTGATCTACCAAGGCCGGTAAGTCTTTGAACTGCATGGCACTGATGTCTTCACTCATGCCTTGCACCTGATCCACCATGTCTTGGCTGGCCAGCACCACCTGGGCTTGTTGCACTTCACTGGCTTCTTGTAGACGTGATCTCAGGTTCTGTCGGCGTTCCATCATGGCTTTCTGGCGCTGTAGATCGGACAGTTCACGTTGTTTTTCAACAATGCTTTTGTCGATATCCGTGCGTTGTTGCTGGCGTTGCCGTGCCTGCTCTGCAGGATTCATGGTCTGCACTGTGTCTTGCTCTTGCACACGTGCGGCCAAGGCCTGCTCCATGACTACCAGTTTTAGATAGGCCGGATTTTGTTCACTTGTATGGAACTCGGGAGTCCTGCGGTGCTCGGCTATGGTATCGCGCACACGGCGCAACATGCCACGGGCCTGCTGGGCACTGACGCTATCAAAGGACAGTGTTTTGCCAAAGTAGCTTTCAAATACCCGGGCGGCTTGTTTTGTTGGGTTGGCCACGGCCAGTTCTTGCAGTTTCATCTTCGAATCCTCGTTGTTGAACATATTTAGCCCAGCTCACACATTTGGACAACTGATTTTCCAGCCGTTTTTTGTGTATGATCTTGCTGGCCAGCTTGGTCATGATGATTTCTCTCAGGGCCGGATCACGGCTCCTATCACCTATGGCAGCACGGGTGTCAATGTCGGCTGTGAGAGCGGCCAACTTGTTGTCTGTGGTCAACAGTTCTTGGGCAGTGTTATATGCGCAGTTTTTGTCTGCTATGCACCAGCTGAGTGCGGTTCTGGTGGTGGCAAATACTCCCACATCTGTGGCACTACAAAACACACGCCATCCCTGGGCCTCGGGCTGTATCCTATAGCGACCAAACACCTGATACACACCGTCCTCACTTTGCCAGATCACATTGGGCATGAGATCACGGAATTCTTGGCGGAATACTCGTTCCGCTTCGCGATCATTTATCATTTAAAAACGTATTGGGTGACAAGATAAACTGTGGTGGCTGTCAGAGCACCAATGATGCCCAGACCCCAGGAAATGATCTGATCGTTGCGTTTTTCACTCATTTTCTGCATCATGTCATGCACTTCTCTGATGATGTCGCTGAGTGTGCTGATCCTGGCATCCACATGATCCAAGCGTGCTTCCAAGGCATTGTAGCGTTCAGCACACAGTTCCACGTGTGCTTCCAGGCTTTTCTTTTCGATGTCAGTGGTCTCGGCCATGCTGGGTCTCCATCATGTATTTATGGGCACAGCGGCGAACCAGATATTCTGGCCTGCACCTTGTGTACACAGACAGGTGTCTGTGATAGCGTCAGACACACCGTCCCGCAGCATGGGCACCCCCGCAGCATCAGTTCGTAGCACAGCGGTGGGATCAGAATCGGGTCCAAACGCACCGGGTGTATCTGTAGAAAACTCAAACATCCAACGTGTGCCTGAGGCATCCATGACAGGATCAGTGATCTCAGTGATCTGTGTGCGCAGACCCAGGATCTGTTGCAGGGTTTCCCAGTTGCGTTGTTGGTTGCGGCTGCGATTCCAGGCCTCAGCACCGGCGATGACCTGGCCACTACGATCCTGGCAGGGCCAGCGTGTGGACTTGGGGTGGCCTGTGGTGCCCGTGGCAGTGATGTCAAACAGGGTCTGGCATACAAACTTCATGATTGTGGCCGACCCAGTTCATACATGATCTCCACCTGTTCGCACAGGTGATCAAGTTCGGCATTGTCTCGGCGGGCCTGGAATATGTCCACCCAGCGTTTTTGACTTTCTAATTCTTTGAGTTCTTGTTGCAGGTTGGGATCTTGATAGTGCAGTTCTCTGTGTGTGGTGCCGGGTTTCCTGGCATACACAGTGCGTCCACCGTCGGGGCTTTCGAATATGGTGACTTCGGTGATTTTGCTGACCTGCATGATGTATTTAACCAGTATAACACAGTTGCGTACAAAGTCAACAAAAAACGCCCCGGAGGGCGTTTTGTGCAATCAATGTAAAGTTGATTAGGATGCTGATGTAGCTGTAGAAGCCAAACGGAAACCAACGTTGGTAACATCGGCAGCTGCCAAGTTGTAGCCGGCCACTGTGCCTAGAGCACGGATCTGGGCTTGCAATGTGGCTGCTGTGTAAGCACCAACTGGAAACACTGCCACCGAGAAGTTGGTGACGTTTGCTGTGGCAGCCACTTGATACATGGCCACTGTGGCTGTTTGTTGTATGCTTTGCAACAGGGTCTGCAACATGCCGTTGACTTCGGCTTCTGTTGAAGGATCTGCACCAAGGTCGCAACCAAAGAAGTCAAGGGCTGGACCCATGAAGTTGGTTGGGACACCTGCAGGTGTGTAGGTTGTTGTTGAGGCTAACTGTGGACCGTTTAGGGTGTCAGTTGCAAATACTGGTTGTGAACCACCACTGGTGATTGTTAATGCTGGCATAATAATTCTCCTTAGTATGTGGACTCAAAGGTCCTACTTTTATTTATATCTTTTGGAGAAAATCTGGGTTTAGGAGACCAGATTTGGGTTGTTTAAGATCCTGTTTCCAGCACTAAATCCAAAGCGATTGACCAGTTTGGCACGGCCGGCATCGGTGGCCAACACCCAGCCTTCTTGTCCAGGCTGTTGGCGATCCAGTTGCGACAGCATGTCCATCTTGATCTCATGCAACAGCAAGAAAGCAGTGAATGCGGCCGTGATGCCACTCATATTGCTTCTAGGGCTCTGCAGGTATTCCACTATGTTGTTGTACTTTCGCGGTGTGACATTTTTCTGCAACCAGTCACCAAAGTCTGGCAGGAGATTTTCATAGTCCGTGGTGATCCTGCTGTTGATGTAGCGTTTGCACAAGGCCGGCAAGTCGCTGAGCTGTGCGGCTCTCAACTCAGCCGGATTAAACAGGCCATTGATGTCGGCGCCGTGGGTGCTGATTACTGCCCGCAGTTGATCTATGAGCTTTTTGTTGAGTGTTACAT